TCTGGCGGTGGTGGAGGCGGTGGAGGCTATCGTAAGGCTACCGGCCTTCTTCTAGCTGCTCTTCCTGGAAGCACGACGATCACAGTCGGAGCTGGTGGGGCTGGTGGAGCGGCTGGAAAACCTGGCGCTACCGGCGGTAAATCCGCCTTCAATACCATCTCGGCCTTTGGTGGCGGTGGTGGTGGCGCAGGACATACTCCAACCTCGACAACTGCTATTGGTGGTGGAGGTGGTGGAGGTGGTGGAGGTGGCTGGAGTGGTGCTGGCGCTACCGGTGGAAGCGGAAGTGCTACAGCTAATGCTGCTGGCGGAGCTGGAGGTGCTGGTGGCGGTGGAGCAGGACATGCTTCAGGTGGTGCTGGCGCTAATGGTGTAGCGAATGCGTCAGGGTTTGGTGGTGGTGGCGGTGGCGGTGGCGATCACGGTCATCTCGCAACAACACCCACCACAGTTCAAAACTCCCACGGTGGTAATGGTAATCAGTCAGTTGGTGGTACGACCGTTGCTGGACCGACTTATGGCGGTGGCGGTGGCGGTGGAGCTAATTTGACAGCTATCACTGGAATTGCTAGTCTCCCGGGGAATGGTATCCCGAACTCTGCTGGTGGAGGTCGACCGGGAGGTGGTGGAGGAGGAGCTCCGGGTAGTGCTTCTACTGGCCACGCAGGTAGTGCTGGTGCTGCCGGATACGTTCTGGTTCGCGTTTACTACCAGGCATAAAAATCATCAAAATGGAAGGAGCTTGACGATGCTTTCATTTGAGTCGAAAGGCTCCTTCAGCAAAGCGAACGCCTTCCTTAACCGTATGGCCAAGAAAGACATCCTTTCTACTCTGGACAAATACGGTGAGGAAGGCGTTCGCGCGCTTGCCAATGCTACACCTACCGAAACTGGTGAGACTGCAAATGCCTGGTCTTATAAGGTAGAAAAATCGGGTAGTACATACTCGATTACATGGATCAATGATCACATGGACACTGCGGGCCAGCCTATTGCTATCCTTCTCCAGTATGGACACGGGACAGGCACAGGCGGCTACGTTCAAGGTCGTGATTACATCAACCCCGCCATCAAACCGATTTTTGAGAAGATCAAAGCCGACGTCTGGAAGGAGATGACCACGTGACCAACTCTGTTGACGACGAGATCGTCTCTATGAAGTTCGACAACAAGCAGTTCATGCCAGCTGTTCAGGCGACATTGGGTGCTCTTGGAAAGCTGAAGCAGGCGATCAGCTTTGGTGGTAAGAAGAATGGCATTGATGATATTCAGGCTTCCGCCAATAAGTTCTCTATGGGAGATGTCGACAAGGAACTCCAGAAGAGCACTAGTCACTGGAGCGCATGGCGCACAGCTGGTTTGATTGCTTTCGCGACTGTTGTCCACCAGGCAGTTCGAGCTGGTGAACGTGTTCTAGCATCCTTTACGATTGACCCTATCAAGGCTGGTTTCGAATCTTATGAGACGCAGATCAATGCGACTCAGACTATTCTTGCCAACACAGGTGCAAAACTCAAACCTGTCTCTCAGTCACTGAAGCAGTTGCAGGACTATGCAAACCAGACGGTCTACAGCTTTGCTGATATGACCCAGAATATTGGTACCTTCACCGCGGCTGGTGTTAAGCTGAAGCCCGCGGTCCAGGATATCAAGGGTATTGCAAACGTTGCGGCACTCTCTGGTTCGACCTCTCAACAGGCATCAACGGCTATGTACCAGCTTTCTCAGGCTGTTGCTGCTGGTTCCGTCAAGCTTCAGGACTGGAACTCGGTCGTCAATGCCGGTATGGGTGGTAAGAACTTCCAGAACGCTCTCGAGGCTTCTGCTCGTTCTATGGGAACCAATGTCGATGCGATGGTCAAGAAGGCTGGCTCCTTCCGAGAGTCGCTGCAGAGTGGTTGGATCACCGGCGACGTCTTGAACAAGACCCTGAAGATTATGTCGGGTCGGTTCAACGAGGCCAAGGGTACGACTGTTGCCTACACTGCCGCCCAGATCAAAGCAATGGGATATTCCGAGAAGGACGCCGAACAGCTGTCCAAGCTCTCGCAGTCTGCTATCGACTCGGCTACCCATATCAAGACGATTACCCAGCTGACTGATGCCTTGAAGGAAGAGGTTGCTACAGCATACGCCACCATCTTTAAGACTCTGCTGGGTAACATCAATGGTGCAACATCTCTGTTGACAAGTGTTCACAATGTTCTTGAGAACTGGCTGACCACTCCGATCTATCAGCTGAATTCATTCATCAAGGCCTTCGCCAAGCTTGGTGGTCGTGATGTCATCATCGACACCATTGCTGACGCTTTCGATGCGCTTGGTGCCATCATCAAGCCTATCAAGGATGCATTCCATGAGATCTTCCCACCAGCATCTGCTGCGTCTATGCTCTCCTTTGCTAAGGCTATCGAGAATCTAGTTGAGAACCTTTATATTGGTGATACCGCCGCAGCTAATCTGAAGCGCACCTTTGCTGGTGTCTTTGCTGTATTTGATATCGGCTGGCAAGTTGTCAAGGGTCTTGCTCAGGTCTTTGAAGCTCTCTTCTTCTCGGCGACAGATAGCTCCGGAGGAATTCTGGTTTTCACTGGTCGGATTGGCGACTTCCTGGTTGCCCTCGACAAGGCTATCAAGAATGGTGATGGGCTTACCGAGTTCTTCCAGGGTCTGTATAACGTTCTTTCCGTCCCAGTCAAGATCCTCGGTGTCGTCACCACCCTCATCGCCAACCTCTTCGATGGTCTGACTGGGGGTGCAGCAGCCTCGGCCTCAGCGACGCTTAATCGAGTGGGTCAGCGACTTTCACCCCTGCAGGCTATTGCCGGAGCTGTCAAGAAGGCTTTTGAAGGACTTAGCGAAGCATTTGCAAGCGTTGATAAGTTCATTCAGCCATTCTTGGATGATCTTGGTAACGCTTTCTCTGGTCTCGGCGACGCCATCGCTCAAGGTCTCCAGTCGGGTAGCTTCGATGCGGTCTTCGATGCTTTGAATACGGGTTTGTTTGCTGCACTGATCTTGATGGTGAAGAAGTTCTTCTCCGGAGGTGGAGCATTCAGCGCTGCTGTCAACATCGATCCTACGGGAGGTATGTTCTCAGCGATCAAGAAGTCCTTTGGCGGGCTTACCGAGACGATGGAAGCGATGCAGACCCAGCTCAAGGCTAAGACCTTGCTGGATATTGCTGCGGCCATCGGTATTCTGACAGCTTCCGTTGTGGCTTTGTCACTCATCAACTCGAAGAAGCTGACGAGTGCTTTGGCAGCTATGGCTGTCGGCTTTGGTGAGCTTCTCGGTGCTATGGCCATCCTCGTCAAGATCAGTGGTTCAGCTGGTTTCGTCAAGATCCCAGCGATGGCACTTTCCATGGATCTGCTTGCTGGTTCTCTTCTTATTCTGACAGCAGCTGTTGCTTTGATGGCGCAGCTGGGTTGGAGTGAGATTGCCAAGGGGCTTGCTGGTGTGGGCGGTGCTATGGTCATCCTTATCGGTGCTATGGCTATTATGCCTGAGAAGCGCATGCTCAGTATGTCGCTGGGTCTTGATGCTGTCGCTGTGGCGATGAACATCATGGCTGGTGCCCTCGCTATCATTGGACATATGTCTTGGGATTCCATTGCCAAGGGTTTGGTTGGTCTTGGTGGTGCTTTGACTGAGTTGGCTATCGCTTTGAATACCATGGATGGAGCTATCCCTGGAGCACTTGCTCTAGCGGTAGTCACACCAGGTCTGCTCGCTCTAAGTGGAACAATGGCTGTACTTGGAACTCTCAGCTGGGTCGCCATTGCCAAGGGCATGGTTGCTTTGGGCGGTGCTCTTGTCGAGCTGGCTGTGGGTCTTACCGCCATGATTGCTGCGCTTCCTGGTGCAGCTGCTCTGGATGTAGCTTCTGTTGGTTTGCTGGCTATTGCTGGTGTTCTCGCTGTGATGGGAACTCTGAGTTGGCAGGCCATTGGTAAGGGTATGGTTGCCATTGGTGGAGCTTTGCTTATTCTGGCTATTGGTTTGACGGCTATGATTGCAGCACTTCCCGGTGCCCTTGCTTTGACTGTTGCCTCAGCTGGTTTGATTGCTATCAGTGGAGCTTTGGTTCTCCTCGGTGAGATGTCCTGGGATGCCATTCTCAAGGGATTGGTCACATTGGCTGGTGCTATCACCATTCTGGGTGTGGCTGGGGCCATTCTATCACCTTTGAGTCTTGGATTCCTCGCTCTAGGTGCTTCGATTGCTCTCTTCGGTGCAGGATTGGCTCTAGCGGGTGCTGGTGTCTTGGCCTTTGCTACGGCATTCAGTGTCCTGGCAGCTGCCGGGTCTGTTGGTGTCGCTGTGATGACGTCGATGTTGACGCACATTATCAGTCTGATTCCACAGGCTTTGACAGCCTTTGCTGTCGGCATCATTTCTTTCGCCAAGACTATTGCTACTGGTGGACCAGCCTTTATTGCCGCTTTCACGACGATTATCGATTCGCTATTGACGTCCGTGACGAAGGCCATTCCGAAGATTGGGAATCTCTTCACTACTTTGATCCAGACCGCTGCTAAGGTCGTTCGTAAGAATGCACCGACGGTGATCAACACAGGCCTTGATCTGATTGTGGATTTCCTGTCTGCTATTCGAAACCATATTGGTCCCATCACAACTATTGCTGTGAGCATCATTATCAAATTCATTGGTGCTCTGGGTGATAATGCGGGAAGAATTGCAGACGCAGGCGCCAAGCTGATCATCAAGCTCATGAATGGTATGTCCAAGGCTATTGATAATAATAGTGCCGCCATGGGTAAAGCCGGAGCAGATCTTGGTATCTCCATCGCCAAGGGTATGATTACCGGATTGGGATCGATGGTCAAGGAGGTTGTCGATAAAGCTGCTGGCCTAGCCAAGAGCGCTATCGGTGCCATCCACAAGTTCATCAAGAACCCGCCCTTCCCATCACGTGAAGGTATTAAGCTCGGATATTCTCTGGGCTATGGCTTTGGAGCGGGTATTACCTCAGCAACAAAGCCGGTTGTTGATTCGGCAACGGATGTGGCCTCCACTGCGGTGGCAACACTGAGGGAAGCCATGTCCAAGAATCTTCCGGATGCCATGCCCGACGACACCTTGAACCCGGTTATTGCTCCAGTTCTGGATCTGACGCAGTTCCGCAAGGATGCTGCTGGAATCAGCAGTTCTCTTCCGACAGCTCCTATTCCCGCAACGGTCTCTCTCAATGCGGCAAATGATATTTCGGCAGCACGAGATGCTCAGGAAACAGCAGCCAGCACCACACAGCCTGTTGCTCCGACTATTAATATCTCGCAGACCAATAACTCGCCGAAGGCTCTGTCGACGATTGAGATCTATCGACAAACGAAGAACCTCATGTCTCAGGCAAAGCAGGCTCTCTCTGTCGCCTAATCAGACAGGGGCTCGTAAATGGTAACGACACCTACGAGCCCCTGTCTATCCATGTCCATATTTCGAAAGGAGCTCTGCGTAGGCTATGCTGACTACTCTTCAGGTCTACAATCAGTTCGTCAACACGGCGCCGCTCCCTATCGGAGATGGCATGCCCTCAACGGACCCCATTCAGGTTCGGAATATTGATGGGCTTGGTCCTGTCGCAGCTACGCTGAGCTCTACTGCTTATGGAACCGTGGATGGTGAGCTCCTCACAGGTGCTTCCGTAGGCAAGCGCAATATCGTCATCACGTTTGGTTTGAATCCGAACTGGCTTGATCAGACCATGTCGAGTCTTCGCCAGATTCTCTACCAGTACTTCATGCCGAAGAGCACTGTTGACCTATGGTTTGAGACCACTGATCTCCCGATGGTCAAGATCACCGGCACGGTCGAGTCTCTTGAGCCTAATATCTTCAGCAATGACCCCGAGATTCAGGTCTCGATCATCTGCTTCGATCCATATTTCACCGATATGGAACTGACGGTAGAGCAAGGTCAGACTCAGGCTCTCGATTCGAGCGTCTATGAGACGATTACCTACAAAGGCAACATCACGACTGGATTCCTCCTCGATGTTGCGGCCAACGACACCGTCACCTCAAGTGTAGGTGAGTTCCGCATCGCAGAGTCCACACCATCGATGAATTCTTTCAGTGTTGCTGGTGTGACTATCAATGCGACGAATACTCTCGAGATCAATACCGTCCCTGGTAATAAGTATATCCATAGCGTAGCCAATGCAACGGGAACCTTCCAGAACATTCTTGGCAAGCTGAATGTCAATAGCACATGGCCCGTGCTTGCTCAGGGTGATAACGTTTTCTGGTTCCTTTCCGCAACAGCTGGTCTCGATTGGACACTCTCCTACTATGCTCGATATGGAGGTCTGTGAGTGGATATTTATACTATTGATCCCGCAACCTTTCAACGAGCTACTATTGTTGAGAATTTCAATTCTTGTATCTGGACTGAGCGATTCACCGATGCTGGTGATATTACTCTGACGATTGGCTCCACAGCGGACACACAGGCTCAGCTTGTTGAGGGAACACTTCTCGTTAACTCAGATTCTGACGAAGTCGCCATCATCGAGACGGCCAGTACTGAGAATGGGATCTTGACGGCGACGGGTCCTTTTATCACCGGCTTCCTCAAGCAGCGTATGCTCATTCGTGATCTCAAGCAGGATCCCTCCAACATCAATGGTGGAGGAACTGGGTGGCAGTTCACTAACTACACCCCGGCTCAAATCATGAATGAAATCGTCAAGGAGATGTGTGTCAAGGGTGGCGTGATGGATCAAGGTGGTGTCATCTCAACAGGTGCCGCTGAGACCATTCCGAACTTGTCAGTGGCTGATCCTGCTGCGGGAACTCAGATCCAAATGGCTATCTCCTATGGTGATGTCTTCACTGGAGTCCAGTCTGTCGCTACGGCCTACAACATCGGCTTCCGTATCAAGCTGGCTAATGTCACGGGAACCACCTACAATCTCATCTTCGAGACCTATGCGGGTGTCGATCGTACAAGTGCACAGACAACGAATCCGGTTGTCCGCTTCCAGCCTGAGTTGGAATCTCTTTCTGGTCTGAAGGAAGTACATTCGATCAGCGGCTATAAGAACGTCGCAGTTGCAGTTGCTACAGCGGTCACGACTACGTCGGCTATGCCAGTCCAGATCGCCTATGCCGACTCAACTTCACAAGCTTCTCGAGGATTCGCTCGCCGAACCCTCTTTGTTGATGTTACTGATTTGACTGACAACGATGCCAAGAACGCATCCGCTTTCAATAATATGCTCCTTCAGCGGGCTAAGAACGCCTTGATCAACAACAACTACGTCAAGTATGTCGACGGAACGTTGGTGCCAGGGAACACGATGTATGAATATGGGGTTGATTATCTTCTCGGGGATGTGATCGAGCTCAAGGCTTCGGACGGTCTTTTGTCCCAGGCTCGCGTCACAGAGTATATTCGCTCGCAAGATAGTACGGGCGAAACTGCTTACCCAACGCTGTCTGTCATCGGGGAAGACAGTACTAGCACTTAAGAAAAGGAGCGATTGTGTTGAAGGAGTGGCAGTTCAATGTCCTCTTCTTCGTCGGCGTGGGAGGCGCTATCCTGCTCCTGCTCGGGCCCGAGGCCGGTATTCATGTCAGTCAGAACCCCACCGCAGTTACTGGCGTCGGTGCCATTCTGACCTACGTTCTTACGCAAAAGAAGGCTCTCACCAAGAAAGAGCATCGGGAAGAGAAGTCGGAAGGTGAGGGTGAAGACAAGATCTTCGCTCCCATTGCCGAAGAGGAAGCCGAGCTTGAAGAGTCTGAGGAGCGTCATCGGCGTCGATCGGAAAAGCGCGACGAGAAGAAGCATCGGAAGAACGAAGAGGAGGCGAGATGAGTTTGGACGAGAGACTCCTATGGCTTTTGGTAGGATGTGTCATTGGGTTCTTTCTCGGGTACTTCGTCCGAACCCTTCGTGAAATCAAGGAAGAGTTGGGTGACGTGGACGAACGTCTGAAAAAGGAAGCGTCTCCTCGAAAGAAGAATGATCGAGGATCCATTCGCGATACCATTGTGATGGAGCTCGGGCTCCTTCTCGTGGTACTCATTACCATCTACGCAGCCTTCTCAAGTCAGAAGGCTAGCAATGAGGTCCATGACCAGCAGAAGCAGCAGGCTCGTGTTATTTCTTGCACGAATGAATACCTGGTCAAGACAATCTCTGCTCTAAATGAGCGTACGACCTATAGTCAAGACTCAGTCGATGCGAATGTGAAGGTCCAGGGATCTTTGCTCAGTCTGCTGCAGTTTCTGACCCACGTTCCACCATATTCGCAGGCGCAGCGCACTAACAAGCTACAGGACTACGTCGCAACGCTGAATAATTTCGTGAGCGTTAGCGGAAAGAACAGCAGCAAAGTTTCACAGAATCCCTACCCCACTAGTTCTGAGTTCACGGATTGTGTGAACCACGTTATCAAGGAGAACAAATGAGTGACACCACCGCTAAGGCGAGTCAGACCAAGACCACCTTCGTCCTGAGTGATGAGGCGTACACGGTCGGCAAGTTCATCGCACTCGTCTTTCTTCCGGCTGTGGCGACGCTCTACTTTGCCCTGGCTGGTCTCTGGTCTTTCCCCCACCCGGAGAAGGTCATCGGCACGATCACCTCAGTCGACACTTTCCTTGGTATCCTGCTTCACGTGAGCACGGCCTCGTACAACTCGACTGAGCCGACGTATGATGGGACGGTTCATGTCCAGAATGGTACTGACAGCTCTACGGTTGCTGTCAGCATCGACCCCGAGGCTCTCGCTTCTAAGGACACCGTTACCCTCAAGACGAATGTGGTGGATGCTCCAGTGACCCAGGCGCCTGCTCCCGTTACTACGGATGCTACCACTCCGCCGGTGGAGCACTGAGTCATGTCTGATGGTGTGATCTCCACGAGTGACGTCAAGATCGCTAAGGTTGTCGGTGAGAATGAGGAGGGCTTGACGCTCTTCGTCCCGAAGGATCCCAACGGAGTCTTTCATCTCACTGACAAGGACGAGTTTCTGACGTTGCTCTTTGTCAAGCAGGAGGGCGCAGACACGCTTGTCGTCTGGACTCCCT